AATACCTCTACCAATACTTTGGATGACTCTAACAAAGCTCTTGCCTGGTTCAATAAGAACAAGGTTGAATATTCGTGGTATGTTGATACCAACCGCTGCCACACCGTAGGTTGCGACAATGATTTTGTTTGTGCTGGTTGCAATTTCATCGTATTCCTCTTTTCTTTCTATCATATTAGTGTTACCCGAAACAAACACAGCATCAGGTAATCTGCTAATTAATTCTTTACCGGCGTTTACCCTGTCCACTAATACTAGTGTATTCCCCGATTCTTTGATATTTAATACCAGTTGAGCCAGTTTGTCTAGGCGTACAGTATCTTCTAGCAAATGCTTTAATTCACTTTGATAATTGCTAAACTCTACTTTGTCTTGTAACTGCACGATGTTCACATGACATTGTGCTAACACACCGCGGTCCTGTAATTCACTTGCACTTAGCTTATTGATAACATTACCAAGACTAACATAAATTGCTTGTGCTTCAAATATTGCTTTAGGAATCGTACCAGTCAATCCCCAACGAATCGGAATATTACTCATTACCCCAGTCAATAACTCTTTCAGTGCATCAGCCTTGGCCATATGAACCTCGTCAACCATGACACATACTACACCTTCTAAGAACTCACCAATAGGTACTTCTGCTTCATCTGCTTTTGTTTTCTTAAGCATATTGTTAAGACTTTGCCACGTACAGATTGTATGTGTCTTACCGAACTCTTTTCTATCACCAAAATACACACCAACATCTAATCCAAGATTGATGTAATCTGCCTCGGTCTGTACAACAAGACTTTTGTTAGGGACAATAACAATACTACGACCATAATTCTGTACGCTATAACTTAATGCGGCTGTAATCAATGTCTTGCCAGCACCTGTTGCAATTTCTTGCAGTGCTTGGGGGTTTGCTAGAAAATCGTTAACAATCTTTACTTGATAGTCACGGAAGATTATTGACTCACCTTCTTTAGTATGACCTTTTGGCCAAGTATATTGACTGAATGTATTTTCTGTGATTTGATTAAAGGTGAATGTTGTACTGTATTCACGTAAATCTTCCAACTCAATATCATATCCTGCCATGTCAAGTACAGGAAGAATTTCCGGTAGTAGATTTACAAAACTGCTACCGCCTAGACTAAAGAAACTAATTTTACCGTTCCAACGACCTAGCCGGACACTCGGCAGATATCGTGCCCCGGGCTTTTCATATTCAAATTTCTTCATCAATGCTTTACGTTCGGCTAACTCTAAGCCTTCGATTTTAACATTGACCTCGTCTTTAATTATCAGTTTACATTGTTTCATTTGACCTCGATTGGTACACTATTTGTTAAACCAATTATTTTTCCTAAGTATTTTATTCCATCTTCTGCTTTAATCATGCCGAAATTTAACTTCACTGGCATTTCATATTGTCGTAAATCTTCTTTGAAAGATTCTGGGCCTTTAGTTCTAATCATATGTTTGATTTTATTTGCCTTCAAATGATTAGCAACTTCCATCATATAAGATTTGTTGACACCGTACATTTGATTTAGTATCACATAGTCAGCACCTATTCGTTGTAATGACTCAATGATATATTTGATATCGTGGTATTCTAGTTGTGTGTTGAATTCCGTTGCAACTTTGTCTGCAACTACATCAATTTTAATACCTAAGCGCACTAATTTTGCAATAGTTACAGGATCTTCATTCAAGTCAATGTCTTTGATTTTCTCATACAGTACTTTGTTACATGCAACAACATAGTAATTACCATTGCGTTCAATCAATGTTGGATTCCAATACTTAACTTCTTCATATAGTTTAAGTTGGATCATTATTTCTTCAATAACAGGACAGTAATTGACAATTGAATAACTATGATGTGATATTTCTATTAACTTCTTTAACCTAAATTCAGCATAGGGTGTATGCCAAAGTTTATTTTCTTTATCCCACTGCATGTATTCTAGGGCCTTTAGTGTCTTTACAAATTCTTTTTTGTAAGGACTATGAATAACAATGTCTTTGTCATCCGCTATAGATATGTATGCTTGCGTAAATTGAACACTGCTCTCAATAGGCTGTAGTGTCCAAGGTAACTGAATTAGTTCTTCACTGTTCAAATCCTTTTTTAAGAATTGTCTATGATACCTTGATGTAATCTTGTTGAGCAACTCGGCTTGATTGGTTGTAATTGGATTCTTAACTGCAAAATTTAAGTGTAGCAAATTGTCTAAAAACTTTTTGTCGTAGGTTCCTAGGCTAATATGCTTTAGCATAAAATCTACTAATTGTTCTTTTGTGTTAGGTTTCACTATCATGTTCATATTATACTACTTAGTGTATTGCAAAGCAAACATAGTGGAAAAAAGAGGGACATGTAAGTCCCTCTTTACTGCTTAACGAAAGGGTAAATTAAGCAGATTTCATACAAGTACTAGCAGTCAACGCTCTCCAATTGCTAGGACTGATCTTTACTAGGTCTGCAATTTTCAGACACATACGCATACTCAACTCACGCAAGCGAGATTGATTTTCAAACATGAATTCAATAATCATCTCACCTTCACCGTTTTCAAAATCATAGTCTTTGAACAAACCACCGTCAGCATCACGATGCACCTGCTTGATACGCAACATTTTGTCACGTTCACTATCAATAGTCAGGTCAAGAAAGTGACAGCGACTTTGCAATGCCTCTAAGTGATCCTGCAATTTTTTGCTTTTCACATTTTCAAACTTTAAGTTTGTAATGAAAATAGCAGTACCGTTGAAATCGAAACTATCAGGGATACCCTCACGGCGTAACAGACTAGAATCACTATTCCAGCAAATGCGTCTACGCTTGCCTGAATCTAGTGCAGCCTTCAAAATGTTCAATGACAAGTCATCGGCAAACACGCTATCACAATCGTCAAACACTAACACGTTTTTACGATCCGAAAGTTTGTACAATTGTGCGTACAAACCAAGAGCGGTCATAGCACCTTTGATAACTTCATAACGTAATTTCTTACCTGCAATCTTATCAAAAAGACTTGATTTTTCAAGTTGTAATTCGACACCGTATGACTTACCAACTCCCGGGGGTCCTGATACAATCATAGCACGGATATCACCGTTGATAGCCGCTTGCGACATTTCATCAAGTACTGCAAAACGGGTTGCAATACGATTCATTGCTTCCTCATCAGATTCTTTGACTACAGGCGCCTTAGGCTGTTTAATCGTAAACTGAATAGCATCTGACACTTCTACTTCTCCATTAACAAATTCAATATTCTCAATACCATTGACCTTAACTTTAATATTTTCAATATTAACGCTAGGGAAATGGCCCTCGTTCTTTACTGTCACATAACCACCTTTTGCACCTGTCTGATAACCCTTGACAAGTTTAAAAGTTTTATTCACAACAGGCATGTTGCGATACTCACCGTACTTAACACAAATCGTTGATGACATAAAACCCCTTTTCAATCAATCAATACAAGTATTATATATGAGAATCCAATTACTGTCAAGTTTTGGAACTAATTAGTTCCTTTAATTTTGCATCATACTCAAGTCGTGATAAAACAACACCATATACAACGTATACCAAGAATCCGATTAGGATAGCACCGCACGTATACTGAATAGCTTGAATAGATGCATACACAAGTATTACATTTAGTAGTACTGAGATTAAAATCATACCAATGAAAATTGCAAGAGTTTGTATCATTGCTTTTTGTTTAAGAGTCATTTTTGTTCCTTTAGTTAAGTTCATGTGCTTATTGTACAGCCGAATGGCTTTATTGTCAAATGTTTTCTAGCTTCCAATTTTTAACACTTAAGTATTCAAATTCGTCACGTGACTTTGTGTAGTACGAACCTGTTACTTCCATGATTTCATTCTTAGCAAACAGTATAGACCAAATATGTTCTAGTGGATTTGATACATCAAACACAAATTGAACTGCACTATTGGTCTCTATATCTTTTAACCAATAGTGATTAGTCACGGCGGATTTTCGTTTAGAGACAATCTTTTGTAATGGTTCTAATTCTCTAGGTGTATCTCTTACCATTTGAAATGACACATTGATTTTTGGATTCACTTGAACACGAACCTCATCAACACCAGTATCGTATTCATAGAAATATGGAAGATAGTAAATCATACCCATGAAATCATTTTTAACTAACAAGGGAGTTGGACTGTGTATGTAGGAATTTAACTCATCTCTAAATTTTGAAAATCTAGCATTTTTGAGTTTCCATATCATAATCTTCTTACTATAGTAGTCACGAATTTCTTGACCTAGTTCTCTATCTTCATCAGTGATATGTGTGAACAATTCTTTAGCGAGTAAGTTAGAAACATTGGACAATACTGATGGATTAGTTTTGTTCAATCGTTTCCAAGTCACGCTTAATGCAAGTACATCTTCCGGACTTTCTAGTACTTCATATTTTTTAACAGCCTCATGGTACTGAGATTGAACATGAACTTCGTCCCATTGTGATCCGCTAATTAATGATGTGGTTGGGACATAACCTTGTAAAGCTGAAATAGTGATAGGTGATATTTGTGCTGATGATAACGCTGAAGTCCCCTTATATTTTGATGGTCCACCTGCTCCGCCACCGAGTATTTGCAAAAATCCTTTACCTCTGTACTGTGTCATAATGATATGTCTTCCATTCCTGCTGTGCGTAATCGCACGATATGTCCCATCTGCCATTGCTTGGCTTCAAGACCCTTCATAATTCCTAACCACCTATTGCGTAGTAGGGCCACTTCATTGATTAATGTTTCGTAATCAATCACTTCATCTTCACCGTCTACATACTTCTCAGCATCACGACTGGTCAATGCTCTATTATACGCTTCTAAATACTTTTGAAAATGTTTTCGGCGAATTTTCCTGAGTTGGATATTTAGGTAGTTCAACACAGCCTCAATCTCTTGTAGCTGATTGAACCTCTGTTCAGTGGTACCGGGAAGATCAGCAAGGTTCTTTTCAACTTTGCCGTATATCTTTACATCTTTTTTTGCTGAGTCTAACTCAACTAGATAATACGATATAAAATCCGGTATTACTGACAAATCATAAACGATTCGTGTATACCAATTGTGTGACATTTAATTCCAATCTTCTGGATTGTGATCCTCGTCATCATTTTCTTCGTATTCTTCTTCTTGGAAATGCTGTTCGGCATAACCTTTTAACGCCTTAGTGATATCTTTATCTTTGAATGCATCTTTGATATCTTCAACTTCAAAATTGTTGTCCATCAAATAATTAACCAAAGAATCTGCCGCATCACCTCGATCATTCAAATCAACATGGTCACGCAAGATTTCCCAAACCTCTACGATACTATCTAAACTCATTGTACTGCCTCCTCCACTGATTCAGTACTTAGCTTTTTTCCGTGATTTTTACTAAATTCGTCCATGACTTTATCTAAGCAACCACCTTCATTTGATTCCCAACCTTTACGGAACATCTTTAAGATTTCTCCGTCATCTGTTGTATAACTCAAACGATTACCTTCTTTAGTCAACAAGTCATTCTTTTCAAACAAATCAAGCAGACCACTGTATGGGTTCATACCTGTTTCGTATGGAATTTTAATCTGTAGTGTTTCAAAAGGTTTTGCATAACGTGTTTTCATAATCTTACATGCGGCACGAATACCATTTACTTCTGAAACCTTGTTACCATCCTCATCCTCTTTGAGTTTGAGTTTCTTCATAGCAACGAGAATACTACTTGCATACACAAAGCCTTGACCACCTGATACTTTGTCATCTGGATCAAACATATCTTGACTTGCGTATGTGTGATTAGTTGCAACCATACCAATGTTCAGACTACCGAACATGTTAACAGAGTTGCGAACAAGCGCAGCCAATGCTTTAGGCTTACGACCCATGTCGCCCTTCATATCACCTGCTTCAAACTGATTTACGTCAGTGGGTGTTAGCAACATTCCCAAGCTATCAATGACAAACAATACCTTAGGTCTGTCATCTGCTGGAAGTGTTTTATAATCAATAACAAATTTACTGATTGTCTTGGCTACATCGTCAATCATAGCCATGTTTAGTTTCAACAATTTATCTTCGGTAGTTTGCACACCTAATGCGTGTAACCACTTCTCATCTAAAGCATTTTCCGAATCGATGAGAACCACAAAGATACCTTGTTGCTGTGCGTGACGAACCAAGTTACCAGAGCAGATGAAACTCTTTCCGGAACCAGATTCGCCAGCAAATACAGTGACCTTACCAAGAGGCACCCCTTTGTTAAAATCACCACTAATAAGATAGTTAAGTGCATAATTTCCTGTATTGATCCAGTCGGTCGGATCGTTGAACCCTATACTAAGTCCTTCAATGGACTTAGTGATTTCTTTTCTAAATTTACTTACGTCAAATGGCTTACCCAATTTTATCTCCAATGTGTTTACCGGTAGTATACATGTTAAACGGTTGTTTATCAAGCAGGTCGGGACATTTTTCTGCGATAGAATCTATTTCATAATCGTGTGGGTAATGTCTTAGTGCCGCTCTTGCTTTGTCACGAACTATGCTGGGTACCCTTGGTGTTTTACCAGGATCACATAATTCCTCTAATAGTTTTTTACCTTGCTTTAGGGCCCGGTATCTTTCGTCTGGTAATGTCATATATTCTCCTATTTAATAGGGGACCGAAGTCCCCGTTTTAATTAAGCAGTTTTTGCTTGTCTAGCACGAATCATTGCAAGAATGTCTTGTGCTTTATCACTGCTAGGAGCTGATGTAGGGACTGAGATTGGAGCTGATGCTGTTGATGGTTCATCAGTATCAAATGGTGCAGACTCTGCTATAGGTGCAGTCGCGGGTGCGCTAGTTTCAGTAGACGCTTTTGTTGCTGCCGCTGTCGTTCCTGCAGGTGCTTCTAAACCATAAGGTCTGAAATAGTTACCCCAACGTTCATTGTCGTATGGTTGACCGTCTACGCTTGCTTCAAACATTTCTTTCATAATGCGTAGTTCTGCTTCACCTGGCTTCTTAGGTAAGAAGTCAGACAATGTGTACAAACCATGTGCTTCAATTGCTGCCAATTCAAGGTCAGTCAATGCACTTTCTTTACGTGACCATGTTGATGTAGAATAATCAGCATAACCACCTTTGCTTGATTTCTTAACGTTGAAGTCAAGACCGCGCAAATAGTCAGTTGGCAATTCTTCCATTTCAGGATCAGTCAATGATGACTTGATAATACTGAAAATTTGCGAACTGATAATAAACTTACGAATTGGGTTCGCAGGTGTTGTGTCATCACCGATAGGATTTTGACGAACAAAACCTTGGTATATATAACTACGTTTCTTCCAGTACTTGTTTGCCAATTCTTTTAGTGATTCATCTTTATACCAAGGACGAACTTCTGCCAAAATTGGACAAGAAGAACCATCGTTGTACATTTCAACGCAAGGTATTTGTACTTGAATTTGTTTTACGTTTGAATCACCTTTAACACCATTAAATGGTAGTTTGATGATTTGACGTTCTACCCAGAAACCCCAGGGATTTTTGCTGTCTGCATCTGGTAGGAAGCGCAAAGAGGCTGTAGTGCCTTCGTCCATATTCCAGTGGGGGTAGATTAAGTTGTCAGATTGTTTTGTAGAACCGTTGTTCCCTGACTTGTTTTCTTGTGCCGCGATGCGAGCACGAATTTCTGCTAATGATGCCATAATAATATTTCCTTATAAATTGAGATGGTCTCGTTTTTAACATTCGCTGTCTCCCTATGAGACAACTAACATACAAGATAGTTTAGCATACTTTCTTGAAATGTCAATAGTATTTATGCCGGATGTGGTAAACCTCACATTTTTAGTGAGGTTTTTATTGACTTATTTACCCAATAATCGTTTGATTGTGTTTAAGTCTGCTTGACCTTCTGTCACACCAGTTGAATCTCCGGTAACCTGTCTGTTTGGTCCCCTGTTCCAGTTAACACCAAATGCTTTATCTAATTTACCAGTCTCAGACTTATTTAATCTGTCAATATTGTGATTAAATTCTTTACCCTTTTCTCTTGGATAACCAGGGAAATCACCATGATGTTTTAATCCAGTAGGTGTTTTTTCTACCGAACCTTCTTCCATCTCAATCTCAGATTCATGGCTACCGTTGTGCTGGCGACCGAATTCATCAGGCTCAGGTCCATATCCACGGATATCAACACTGAATGGTTGTGAGTGTGGACCTATATCAGGGTTAGGACTAAATTCATCTCTTTGTGGAGTTAAATCTACATTTGTTACTGGAGAATGAGGATTATCTTGACCTCTTCCTAAAGGTGATAGTGGTAACGGGCCAACATCAGTACCTTGAATATCACTGCGGGGAAGTGGTAACGGGCCAACATCAGTACCTTGAATATGACTGCGGGGAAGTGGTTTCGACACTGGTCTAGCGGTGTTCGGGTTTGCAGCCCTGTACAGTTGCACCGCTGTAGCATGGTCACGTGTTCCTGGAATAAAACCAACTGATGTCATTCTATCATCAATCTGGGCTTGAGACATTCCGTGAGGATTGAGTTTGGGTGGCAATCCAGGACGATCGGCTTCGGCCATACCTTGCACGCCTGCAAGTTCTCTTAGTCTTGATAGACCTTCATCTACATCAACCTCATGGGTTGAAGTAATTCCGGTTTTACTTGAAGTATTTTGCGTATCATAAGTAGTAGTGGGTTTCATACCTGGTTTTTCTGTTGTTTGCATTTTAGTTTGAAAAGTCAAATGTTCAACATCAGCATCTTGTTCTGGATCCCACTCATGGCCTAGCCATCCTCTAGAAGTATCGTCTGATGGAGGGGTTGTGGCGCTTGCTAGTCCAGGAGGCATATAGGGTTTTGGTACAATACCTTCACCTAAGGCACCTTGAATATTACCTTTAGCGTGTTTGAGCATTCGGGCCAGTTCAGCGTTCTCCAACTTTAATGGATTCAATCTATTATCATCGCCTGGTCTTCTACCACCAAGTCCTGTGCCGCCACCGCCAAAGCCGCTGCCACCACCTTTATTTGTCGATGAGGCTGGTCGATCAAACAATGCACCCATGACATTACCTTTTGCTAGTTGTTTCAATGGATCACCAATGTCTCTTGCAATTTTTTGACCAATATTTTTTGGTTCAGACGCACGTTGTGCCAAAGTCTTTTCAGCATCAGCAGCACGATTTTGTATTGATATACTGCGTCCTTGTGCATAAGCATCCCGGTAGGCCTGACTGTCACCGGGCTGGAACTTAATAGGACCATCATATGGACCTTCAAAGTCGCTTTCCGCCACACCTTTGCCCACACGGTTCCAGTTATCGTCATACCCGTATGTTTTTTTCTGCCATTCGTTGGGTGGCTGTCTAGGTTCTAGAATTGCCCTTATTTGGTCTGCTCTGTCATTGAGTTGTTTAATTCGTGCTTTAGCCTGCATTTTTTCTTCTGTTGATTTGCTATTATACTGTAAATCAACCAAACTTTTAATTTCACGATGCAAGTCCACGTACTCTTGTTTAAGTTTGTCTCTTTGTGGATCACCACTTGGATTCATTGGTGGCATTTCAACGTCCGGAGCACCCGGAAAGCCAGCCTCCGCCACACCTTGCTCTCTATTTTTACTTAGAATACCGTGCATACGTTTCATAACTTCACGCTTCTTAACATCGGACATGAACTTACTTGCACCCTTTTCTGTTTGTTGCCATTCAGGACTATCATAATCAAATTCTTCTGGATCTTCATCATCATCACTCTGTTTGGTCTGCTTTGTTGTGCTATCCATTAAACTATCAGCCCATTCACCTAAAGCAATAGTCTCTGCCATATCTTTTTTAGTTTCAGTAATATTTCTGCTTAGTTTGCTTAATATTGGCATTACTGATTCAATGCGAGGATCTAAACTTGAACTCATAAACATTTCACTTAAGTCAATTTGTTCTTCATCTTCCATTAATGCAGGTGTATAGCTTTCAAAGTATTCATTGTATCCACGCTTACCTTGTAATTTACCTAATGTTTCACGTAGTTTTTGATAATGATTAATACCTTCATTAACTAGACTTTGTGCTGATTCATTAAACTGTCCATTGCGAGTGGCACGAACAAACCCTGCCATCTTTTGATATTCTTCACACAAACTACCTAAGTGATTCCAACGTTCATCATTTGGTTTACCACCTTCAGCAATATGTCTTACATATGTACGTGCAAGTCCTGGCTTTGTCGTTGGTAATAGAATTCTTTCACCATCTTGATTTTCAACAAAGATTCGTGCAATGTTACGAAAACGTTGCTCACCTTCCTCAATCGGACGAGTATGTTGAATACGCATTGTAACTGATGGAACATTGTTGTTACCACTAGCATTTTTGCCAATTGGATAATAACCCTCATTGACTTGTTCTTCTCTTTTTGTGTGTTCTCTTTTTGCCATATCTGCCTCTAAATTAGATTGGTCACTTAGTTCAAAACTAAGTTGTCTTCCTGTTGCGAATCTGCTTAATGCTCGGTGTAATTGTGACCATGAATTACTATCTTGTGAGCCATTTTTTGGACTATCTGCTACATCTTTTCCAAAATAAACTATTAGTTGTCGTAATCCATCAAGTGTTACCCAAACTTTACCATAGTCTTTTCCGTCTTTGCTGAACATAAATTCAAAGACATCTGCCTCTGTGGGGATAGGTACAGTATCTCCTGAGCTTTCTTTACTTACGGGATTTAACCCGCGGCTCTTAAGTAAGCCATAAATTTCGGTTTTAAGGGATTCTTGTTCTTTGGACATAGTGTATTTATCAATATCAGTTAACTTATCACCGCAAAGAAGGGCAATGGAGATATAAATTCTTCATGGTCACGTAAATGATTGTCTAAATCTACATGATATTCGCTTAACTGTTGCATTACTCTGACTGATAATAATGAGGCCATGACCAAGTCATCAGTGTCTCCGATCTTAGCCGCATAGCTTCCACCATGGGCTACAAATGCTTTTAATTCACTAATTAGACTATGACTGTTGATGGTCATTTTTTTACTCTCTAGTAATGTCTTAAACTTAGCACAAGCAGCCAATTTAGATTTCTGTGTGGTGTTAAAGCCTTTGCGCTTTTTTCCGGGCTCAGAGATAAAGATACCCGGTATATTACTTTCACCAAACTCATGTAGTGAAATCAATGCAGCCTCACCAATTGTATTATTCTCAATACTGTAGTAGATACTGTTTGGTTCATTTGTACACTCAACAATGTATCTGTTAATCTGTGCTAACAATTTAATCTGACTTGGAATGTCGGTGCGATTGTGTTTCCACTCACCTATCTGTGTGGTAGTGTTTGCTTCAAAGATTTGAATAGCTGATGGGTCACTACCTGTACCAAGACTTGGATCTAATCCTACAGCATAAACATTACCCTTCTCAGGACGCTTGTACCAACGAATCTGCCCAATACGATGTGTTGGTTCGTTGCCCTTTAAATCAAGCAGTGTGCTAGGATTAATCAATGTCTCATCAGCAATTAAGAACTCACACCCAATCTCTCGGCGA